CAAAATGGTGAGAAAGATGAGGACGTGACAGAGAAGTATTTGGGATCGATGATGAGTGGAGAGTCATATCCATATCGAGACTCCAATGGCGTCCCATTCCTCCCATACTCATTGTATCACGCGGAGATCCATGGTGGACTATTCGATCCATACAATGGGAGAGAAGTGGTTGAGGGCGCTCTCAATGCTAGTGTTTTATATACTTACTTCCTCCATTTGGCTCGTGATTGTTCACATCCACAACGATATATCATGGGTTGCATGCCAGCCGGTTTGGATCTCATGGACAACAATCTCGAATCGAGACGCGCCGCCATCGCCACCGATCCAGCCTCCATTTTGGTGTTTTCTCCCGATCCCGATATGACAGCCGGTCAAAATCCACAGATTGGACAATTCCAAGCCGGTGGAGATGTGGGTCAAATGTTGGAGTCCATCACAGTCTATGAGAGACGATTGGCCACCTACGCCGGGATCAATCCAGCGGATGTCCAAAAGATGAGTGGAGATCCTCGAAGTGGGTACGCCATCGCCATCTCGCGATCATCATTGAGAGAGGCCCAAAGAAAATTCGCGCCATCGTTCCGGATCGCCGATGTCCACACATTGGAGATAAGCGCCAAAATCGCCAATCGCTATTTGGGGACATCGTATCCAGAGGATGGGTATCGAATCGAATACCACGCCATTCCACTCTCACCCACAGAGTCAAAAGAGCAACGTGAGAACATGTTGGCGCTATTGGCCGCCGGTCTCATCTCCAAGGTGGACGCGATCAAAATCCTCCATCCTGATCTCGATGATGTGGACGCCAAAAAAATGTTACTCAAAATACAACAAGAAAATCTAACATTCTAACACAAAACAAAAGGGACAAACCATGAGCAAAACCAAAATGATTGAGGGTGTGGAATACATCCAAAAAGACCACGTCGATGAGATAGTGAGACAACGGATCGCCAAATACTCCGAGCGGCTAGCCCAAACAGAATCCAAATTGGGTGACTATGAGTCTCAACTCGATGAGGCCAAAGCCAAAATGGGATTGGTGGACAACTTGACATCTCAAGTGGAGAGCCTCCAAGGTGAACTCAAAACCGCCAACTCACGATATGAACGTCACACAACCATCTCCCAGTTTGGGATCAATGATGGCGATGTCCGAGATATGGTGGAGTGGCAATATGATCGAGCCATGGCCAATCTCGCCAAAAAGGATCGTGTTGGTTTGGGTGAGTGGTTAGAGAGTATCAAATCAAATCCCACCACCGCTCCATCCACGTTGAGACCATTCTTCGAGCAACAAACCGAGCAAGTGACCGAGCAACAGACCGAACAAGTCACCCAACAAGTCACCCAACAAGTCCAAGCACCTATCACACCACCACCATCCAACAAGGGCGTCCAACAGCCATCCAGCGCCTCCACTGGTGATTTGTTATCACGTGCAACCGATCCCACATTCTACGCTCAAAATAGAGACGCGATTCGTCAAGCGTTTTATTCTCGATTGGGTCAAACTCCCAACAAGTTTTGAGGTGATCCATGGCAACATTCAAATATAGTGATGGCGCTGGAGTCCCCAATCGTCATGACTTCACAAATCAATCCACCATCTCGGTGACTCATGGTTTGGGCTACGTTCCAAACGTGTGGATCGTCATTGATGGTGTCGAGGTATATGGTGAAGTCACCTATAACAATCTATTGACATTTACAGTCATTTTTGAGACGAGTGAGACCGGGGTGATATACTATCGTTGATCATACGATCGATCGATTTTCAACTCAAATATGGAGGCCAACACCATGGCTCAAAGATTTCTCGCTCCCGAATTGATCGCCGAAGGCGTTATCAAGCAAAATGGAACCGTATCCGATGACAACCACCTCATCACTCGTGGTTATCTTCACTCAAATGTTCTCAATGGTATCCATCCAGACTCCGCCAATTACATCGAAGTATTGGCCGACAATGGTGTCAACAAACTCAAAGTCAAGCCGCTGACAGTTACAGACGTCACCGTTGACGCGACTCAAACATCACTCGCCGACTTTGTAACCAATGTCTATACTGGATCAAACTTCCAAGAGGGTGACATTGTTTTCTTGAGTGCAACTTCACCAATCGAGTCATACATCCACAACGGTGGAACCGCTGGAACTGCTGACGATTGGGAATTGATCAACAGTGGTTTGAGCGACGCCCAAATCCGCGCCAAGTTGAGCGCCTCAAACGGTATCGACTACAACGCCACAACTGGTGAGTTTACAGCCGATCAAACCGAGATCCGAGGATTCTTTTCTGCTGGAACTGGTTTGGCTTTTGCTGGTGGAGAATTCTCACTCAATGCCACATCGGATCAAATCACCGAGGGAACCAACAATTTATTCTACGCTGACAGTTTGGTTGACAACCACTTGAGTGGTGGAACGGCTATCGGTTACAATGCTGGTGTGATCTCATTCACTGGTGACTCGGACGACGTGAGCGAGGGAAGCGTCAATCAATACTTCACTCAAGCCCGTTCTCGCAGCGCTTTGTCACTTGCAAGTGTAACCGGTCCAGACATCCAATTATTACAATACAACTCCACCACTGGTGTGTTGTCTGTTGAGTTGTCTGATATCTTCGCCGAATTGAGCGCCGGTCAGGGTCTCTCATGGGATGGTGGTGGTCAGTTTTCATTAGACGCCAACACTGACGACATCGCTCAACTCGCTGGAGCCACCAATAAGTTTTACGCCGATTCATTGGTTGACGCTCACTTGAGTGGTGGAACCGCTATCGGTTACAACGCCGGTGTGATCTCATTCACTGGTGACTCGGACGACGTGAACGAGGGAAGTGTCAATCAATACTTCACTCAACAGCGCTCTCGCGAGAGTATCCAAGCCGATCCAGCCGCTGGAAACCTGTTGACATACGATGACGCCACCGGTGATATTTTGGTCGCTTTGTCATCATTCCGCAAGGGATTCCAAAATCAATCACTCACAGCCAACACCGGTCTCGCTTTGACTCACAATCTCGGTGAACAATTGGTCCACGTGAGCGCTATGGATGGAAGTGGTAACAAAGTCGAGTTGGAAGTTGTATACACTTCATCAACCGTGGTCACAGTCAAATCCACAGTCTCATTGAGTGGAATTGATATTGCGGTATCAATCTAACAGATCTCCCTCAATACCTATACAACATTTGGAGTCACCTCATTGGGGTGGCTCCTTTTGTTTATTTGGTCTTATTGAGGGAGATGTGGAGAGTGGATGATCCTGATTGGGTGGCCACCAACAAAACACGATTCGATTGACGTCCAATCTCCAAATACAACTCCAAAAGATTATTCGCCGGGATGAACATATAGTCCACAATGTCATTGAGTGGACCAAACGTGTCACCATCATCTCCATCGTTGCCAATAAACAAAGCCGCTGGAGAACCAACCGAGATGGATGTGGCTCCGTTGGGGATGATGATTTTGGTGGCGTTGGCGGTGATGTCAACGGTTTTGAATTTTGGATATGAGTTGACGTTGGACAAATCAATAGTGGCCATGGTGGACTCCCTTTGAGAAAATGACAGAATATGACATTGTTGTATCACCATATCATATAAATGGCTATACTACACATGAACCACATATCTCCACCGAGTTGGATGATGGGAGTTGGTTATATGTTGGATAGGTTCGCAACCGTAAACAGCGCAAAAATCCACAACAAAATCCAAATATAAACCAAATAAAATGTGAGAAAAAAATGGCTATTACAGATTATGCCCAACTGGGTGATTTACGACTAGAGGCAATGATTGAAAACGAAGTCCGCGCGGTATTGGCTGACATGGCAAGTATCCGCAACAGTGGCGCTCTTTTGTACATGGGAGATGTCGCCGGGATCGGATCTGATTCCATGCGGATGCGATTTGCAAACTGGGGAGCCGCTACACCGTTTGCAACTGCTAGCGATGGCGCTGAAGTTTCAGAGTCAACATTGACTCCAACTACAGTGGATATCACCGTTGGTCGTTCCGCTTTGCGTTATGACATCACCGATTTGGCCGCCTTGACTGGTTTGGGAATGGACATCGATCCATTTTCATTGGCTCAAAAAATGGCGATGAGTGCCGAGGCTCGTATAAATCAAATCATCGCCGCGACATTTGCAAGCGCTACCAATGTGGTTGGGACTTCTGGTGTTGACATGAGTGTGGATGATTTTTATGACGCTATGTTCCAATTAGAGAGTGAGGCCAACAATGGCGATTTCTATTGTATCCTCCATCCACAACAGTTGAGTGATCTTCGTGACTCACTTCGCTCCGAGTCTAACAACGCTTTGGCGTTCTCTCCAGCAACCGAGGACATGTTGGCCATCAAAGGTCAAGGTTTCGCCGGTCGTTTTGGTGGTGTTGACATCTTCAAATCATCATATGTGACCGAGGCCGCTGGTAACAAGATCGGCGCTATGATGTCTCGTGGTGGTGTTGCCTATGCTGTTGGGACTCCACGTCCGTTGGCTGGTGCTGGTGTTGAGATTCGCCCCGCTGGTACTCCAGTTGTGATCGGATTCCAACGCGATGAGTCAAAAGGTTTGACCGAGGTAGTGGGCCATTTGTACTGTGGCGCTGCGATCTCCGAGGACGCTCGTATCGTCAAGATCGTTACTGACGCTTAATCTCTCAAACGATGAGGGGGTGGAGGGTTTTCCCTTTGTCCCACCATCCCCTCTCCTTTTGTGGGAGGGGGGATGTCTTTTATAAACTCCATATCAAAAACAAAGGGAAAAAAGATATGTCAACATTTACACCCACAACATGGACCGGCAAGCAAGCCGCCGAAAATCCAAAACTCAAAATCCTCCCCAATGCACCGTTTTATTTATTACACTCTCCATTTTCATGGGAGTTGGTGGACATGGGTGATGGAGAGTGGAAGTGGCTCCCACATTTTGGACATCTATACGAGATCGCTGGTGTCAATGGTATCCAAGAGACTCCACGCGGACCGGACTCCACAGTGGCTCGGATGAGATTGATGGACAATGGCCAAATCATCATCGATCGTGAGTTTGGGTATATTGCACGATATGAGACCACCTATGGCGGATATTTTTATTGCATGAAGTGGGATATTCCCAAAGTGATTGGATCAAAAGTATATTGGAACCATGACGCGGCCGGATTCAATCAGTGGAGATGGGAGTTGGTGGAACTGGGTATCATCCAAAAACCAGAGGATGAAGTTGTCCAGTCCAAAATCGCTTTGTTGGATCGAAAAATCGACCGACGTCTCAAACTTCAACACATCCCGGAGATCAAAAAAGAGATCGATGGTTTGTATGCTCTCAAACGTCAAATGAAAGAGAGTTTTGAGGCGATGTTCACAGAATCCAAAACCAAATCAAAATCCAAATCAAAGGGAGCCTAATTATGTCTATTTCAAGAGAACAGGTGGAAAGAGTCACCAATCGTATGTACGAGGACGCCAAACGTAGTGGACGAGATGTCTCGCGTGATAGTGTCCGTCAAGAAGTAGTCAAGCGCGCTCAAAATCAAAACAACAAAAAATCCAAATAGGAGGCTATGATGGCTTACAATGGAAAACCTTTTTTCAAAATCCCACGTCCACTTTTGTTGGCTGGTGGTTTGGATGTCCAAACAATCACCGGCGATGTTACATTGGTTGATCGTGACTCATTATTCCAAGTGATTGATGGTGGAGGCGCTGATCACAACGTCACACTCCCACCGGAGAAAGATGGCCGCGTTTACTTCATCAAAAACGCTGGAGCCACCAACAACCTATTGATCAAAGACGACGCCGCTGGTGGTGTGATCACATTGTCTCCAAACGAGGTCGTTTTGTTGGGATCATCCGATAGTTTGTGGTATGTTTTACTCAATGTAAACAACCTATAATCGAGTTGAATGATGGCCACTGAAAGAATCTATAGTCCCAGAATACGGATCCATGACGTACTAGAGCGCGCTCGTGGTTGTACGGTTGATCTCCCAATATACCGGGATAACCAACTCGTATCACCCACCGCCGCCTATTTCCGTTTAGAGGATCCCAATGGCGTGGATGTGATCGCTAGAACTTCAGTGGCCATCGTTGCCAACATCGCCACCTATACAATCTCCCCAAGTGAACTCCCCTCCACACTCCTTTTGGGTGATGGATATGTCCAATGGTGGGAACTGACGATTGATGGAGTGGTCCACACATTCAAAAAACCCACCGCCATCGCGTTGAGTGCTTTATATCCAGTGATCTCGGATTTGGATTTGGAGGCCGAGTATTCGGATTTGGCGTCCATACGTCCATCGAGTTTGGGGTCCAGTTATCAAACGTACATTGACGAGGCGTGGGTCCAACTCATCCAACGAGTGAGAGACCAAGGAAACATTGAGTATTTGATCATGAGTCCTCAATCATTGAGATCATGTCATAAAAATCTCACGTTTTATCTCATATTCAAAGACATGGACTCCAGTGGATTGGGTGAGGGTCGTTATCTCGATTTGGCCAGAGAACATCGAAAACAATTTGAGGGTGACTTCAAGCACCTAAAATTCACCTATGATCTCAACCAAGATGGTCGAGCCGATGACAAGAACAACCGCCGCGCCAATCTCGGTGTGATATACACCAGCGCTCCACCAATATGGTATCGGAGACGCTGATGGTTGTCTCACTTGCCACAATTCGCCAACGATTCGCCACTATGCTCTCCAGTTTGGATGGCTTTGACGAGTCTCGCAACCCATACGATGGATATGGCCGGTCTCCCAATACAATCGCTCACAAACGATTCTCGGTTGGTGTCCGTACAGTCACAGCGCGCGACGATGATCGCCAACGTCATGGAGTTGGTGTGATGACTTCCACCGAAGTGGCGATCCGTTACGCGTTCAGAATACGACCAAAAGATCAATTGGAGTCCTACGATGATGGATTGGACAGCGCCCAAACAGTCATCAACGCCATCACCAAACGATCACTCCCACTCCATGACGAGATCCAAATCCGTTTTGGTGGAATGGACAACGAGTTGTCCGATAGTGGAGAGTGGATGTCAATCAATCTCAACTTTTTAGTATTACACTATTTATATCTAACCTAACCAAACCAAATAAAAGGAGGTCATCATGGCCGATTCTGTAGTAGTTGGAACCAGACGAGATGGAAAGATCACCATCACCGATGGAGCCGCGTCATCATACGAGGTATCATTTGAAGTGGGAGATTTCTCCAGCGCCGAACCGGGAGCCGATCGCGTTGTGATCCGAGATCGTGGGGCCATCGTTGGACTCCGAAAAGGTGATGATCCTGTTTTGAACATCTCATTCTCGGTCCATATGCGATCATTGACTGACAGCACCGCCGATAACCTCATGGATCGTCTTTACAATCGCGGATTCCACAGTGGGTCACCATTGACGTCAACTGGTGGAGATGGTTTTGAACAATTTCTCCAAACTGTTGTATTTGAAGTTGACACCAGCGCGGTTGGTAGTGGTAAAGTTTACACAGCCACATACTCCAAAGTATATTTGGAAGTGTCTAACCTATCCGAGAGCGCTGATGGCAATACCATCGAGGTGACTGGAGAGGTTTATGGTGGTGTCGTTTACGCTCAAACCTAACCAAACCAAATAAACAAAGGGAATACTCATGGAAAAAGTAAAAGTGACAACATTTGGAGAGTTGGAGTTTGTCAAACCACCACTCTCCACATGTTTTGATATTGTGTCGATGTGGAGTGACAACCAATCACGATCTCAAATGGGTCGTGTGTGTGCTATGGCGCTTTGTATTTCATTCAATGACTATCGTCTCCCCAAGGTGAGACATCTCGTGGACGTCCACAAATATGGCTCAACGTGTCTCGATACGTTGTTGGGTGCTGGAGTCCCAGTCAATGAGATTTTGGACATTGGGATGAAGTGTATTGGAGAGATGGCCAAAAGTTTACCATCATCGGACGAGGTCAAAGACACCGAAAATTTTACCGAACCGCCAAAAGTGGAGCCATAGAGCGTCATGGATTCGCAATATCGAGATTTTGGAATAAAGATCCACATTGGTTCTCCAATCTCGATAGTGATCTCCAATCCAGACTATACGTTGATTGGATGATGTCTCATGAGTCTCCACAGGATTCCAAGAGGAAAAAACAAGAGGCTCAACAAGACAAAATCAAACGATGGAGATCAAATGGCTAGAACGTTAAAATATGGCAAGGGACGCGGCTCCATCGAGATTGATGGCGCTCAACGTGATCTCATATTGGGAACGATACGAGCCGCCGACCCATCCATTGTCAAGGTGTTGGAAGATCAAACCGAAAAACTCGCCAAAGATAGTGAGAGCCGGTGGATCATACGTCAACCCAAATACGGTGAGTCCAAAGGATCGAAGTATCAACACCGGACAGGGATCCGAATCGTCCCACCATACACCATCGAGGCGTTTGTTGAGAATACCGCGCCTTATGCGTGGGCGATCAAAGTGGGTCCAACGAGTGACACATCGATCCGAGATGGAAAACGATTGGCGGCGGTTACATTGTGGGATCCGGCTCGAAAGAGCGCCCAAAAAGTTGTTGAGGCCATCGCCAAAGAAACAGTCAAACGGATGAAAAAGATATGATGTCAAGACTCAAATGTTTTGTGTATGGTGTATTGATCATCATGGCGATCATCATCGTGATGATAGGAGAGAAGTATGGCCGACGTCAATAAGAGTGTAGCGATCAACTATAGCGCCTCCACAGAGCAATTGGAACGCGCTCTCAAGAAGATCCCCGGTATCACTGATACTCAAGCCGCCAAAGCCGCTGGAGAGTTGGACAAAAATTTCAAGAAAATGGAGTCTAGCGCGGA